TCCAAATGCTTTTGTTGGTATTAATAAAACCAACCCAACAGTTGCATTAGATGTTAATGGTAATATTGCGGCAAATAAAATTTCATTGTCCAGTACTGAATCAGATAGTGTTACACTTGCTGGAGGAATTATTGTTAATGGCGATTCTCAACTAACAAAATTACAAGTAAACAGTAAATTATTAGTTGGTGGCGATATCCAACCTTTAGCTAATAACACTTATACAATTGGTTCAGATCCTGCGATAACAGGCGGAGCACAATTTTCAAGTATATATGCGGCTAACTTCTACGGTAACTTTAACGGAACATTTAGCGCAGGCACATTAATTAACGGAAGTATCAGCGGTAGCGCAACTAAGTTAACTAGCCCAACTGTTTTTAGTATTGCCGGAGATGTTGTAAATTCTTTAACAGATACTACAGTATTTGACGGTACTAATCAAACAGTTACATTTAATACAACATTGACTAGTACAGCATTTACTAGACAACCTGTATTGACAATTGCACCCGAAGCGGCAACAGTATTACTTTATACACCAGAAACTACTGGACTTGCAGTTGGCTTAAAACAAATTACAGTTGGAAATCTAACAAAAAGTTTCCCTACAGTACCAATTGGTGCTATCTTTCCTTTTGCAGGACTTGTAACTAAAATACCAGACGGATATTTATTGTGTGACGGTGCAGAAGTTAGACAGTCAATATACAGTACATTATTTGCAACAATTGGATATAGCTATAAAGCATCTACTTCATTGCTAGGTGCAGGCACATTTGCATTACCCGACTTGCGAGGCAGAGCACCAATTGGACGCGACAACATGAATAATAATATTCAAGTTGCTACACCTGCCGGCGTTCCTATTTACACAGTTGATGCTACTGCGGGACGAGTAACAAATGCATTTGCTCAAAATTTAGGTGGATCTGCAGGTTCAGAAACTGTTGTATTGACGCCAAATAATCTTCCTGAGCATACTCATACATTAAAAGGCAATGCTGGTAATTCATATTTTGCTGTACGTAATGTGGCAGGAGCACCAGACGATACAGATGCAATTTCAGGCCCGGGCGGACAAGCGGCCGCACAAGCACAATACTTGCAAACCAGTGGTGGTGTATTATCTGACACCCACGGTGACAAAGTTAATGTTATGAATCCTTATCTAGCAATTAATTATATTATATTCACTGGAGTTTATGCATAATGAGTTATACTATATTAAAAAGTAACGGCGATACACTAACTCAGATTGTTGACGGTTTAGTTGATAATAGTACAGATCTTACCTTAATTGGTAAAAATGCGGCTAGCTATGGTACATATCTTAACGAAAATTTTGTATATCTTTTAGAAAATTTTGCTAATTCAACATCACCAACAAATCCTATTGTTGGCCAATTATGGTATGATACTAGCACCGGAAGATTACAAGTTTATGATGGTAATTTGTTTAGAGTGTCCGGCGGTGCAATAGTTTCAGCTGATATTCCTGCTCAATTAGCTACTGGCGATTTATGGATTGATAGTGCTAACCAACAAATTTATTTTAATGACGGCACTGCAAATATACTAGCAGGCCCAATCTATACTCAAACACAAGGTTTATCAGGATTCCAAACAGGTACTTTAGCTGACATTTATAGTGTGGATCATACCGTATTGTATCTATATTTGAAAAAAACAATTATTGGAATTTTTAGTCTTGATGCTTTTACCCCATTGGTGCCGCCACCGGGATTTACAGGAACTATTGGCATTGGTTTTAATGCAAGTTCAATCTCTGGGTTAACATTTAATGTGCAATCTAAATCAGCATCTACTTTAATTGCGGCTGACGGTACAAGTAAGACAGCAGAAAATTTCCTTAATACTGGCGATGTAACAAAGAAAATGACTACAACCAATCAGTTGATCATTGCTAATGCTACACCACTATTATTAGGCCCAGCACAAAACAGCGAAATTGACGTTGATGCAACAAAATTTAATATGTATGCAAAAACAAAATATCAAAATTTTGGAATATACGTAAATCCAGACGGAACAATTACTGGGGCAATTTTTATAAACAGTACGGCACAGCAAGTAGGCATATTTACAACAACTCCAACGGCAACACTTGATGTTAACGGAAATGCACAAATTCGTGGAAATTTAACTTTAACCGGAACATCATTAATTATTAACACTTCAACACCGCCTGCAAGCGCATCTGCGGCAGGAGTGCCAGGACAAATTGTTTGGGGCCCAAGCTATCTTTATGTTTGTGTAGCTTTAAATACCTGGAAACGTGCCGCAATTACAACTTGGTAACAGTAGCAGATAACGATAAATATTAGGAATGAGGAATAACTGATGTCATACACCATTAATCGATACAACGGCGCTCAAGTAGCAGTAGTAGCCGACGGAACTATAGATAATACCCTATCGCTAAAGCTGATCGGCAAGAATTATGCTGGCTACGGCGAAGTACAAAATGAAAACTTAGTCTGGTTGCTAGAAAATTTTAGCGGATCATCTAGCCCAAATAATCCAGTTTCTGGACAAGTTTGGTTTGATAGTGCAAATAGTAAGTTAAAATTTTACGATGGTAGTAAATTTCGTGTAGCAAGCGGCGCTGAAGCCAGTGCTACAGCACCAGTGGGTTTAACTCCTGGCGATTTTTGGTATGACACATCTAACAAACAAATTTATGTATGGAATGGTACTACATTTACCTTAGTAGGTCCTCAAAGTGTTGCTGGCGCAGGTACAACACAAATGCAATCTATCAGTGTTATTGATGATGTAGGCGCAAACCACTCAATTATTCAAGCAGTGACTAACGGTCAAGTAATGTACATTATTAGTGCAGATCAGTTTACACTTAACAGCGGTTTAAACCCAATCACAGGCTTTACAAAAATTGGTAAAGGTATCACTTTAGTTAATAGTACAAGCGGTAGCACACTTGGAATTACCAGCACAGGCGACCAAAAGTACTGGGGAACAGCAAGCAACGCAGATTATCTAGGCGGCTATGCGGCATCTGAATATTTAAGAGCTAGTACAACTAGTTTTGCAGACCCAATCCATTTTAGTAATCAGGGTTACACAGTAGGCAACAACAGAGATTTGGTTGTTAACATTACTGGATCTACACCTGTTATCGCTAACGTTTTAAGTAATACAATTACATTCCAAACAACAGTTGCAGGAACTACTAAAACTCCAATGACATTAGTTGGAACTGACATACTTCCCGGCGATACTAATATATCAAGCATTGGTTCTCCAACAAAGATTTATAATACAATATATGCGGCTTCCTTTAGTGGTATTGCAAGTCAATCAAATCAAATTTTAGAAACTGTAAGCGGTTTATATCGTTCAGGTAATACTGGCGCGGCCGCAAATACAGTTGCGGTACGTGATGCAAATGCAGACATTTATGCAAACATATTCCAAGGTATTGCTAGTTCAGCAGACTACGCTGACTTGGCAGAAAAATATCTAGCAGATGCTGAATATCTAGTTGGCACAGTTGTATCTATTGGCGGCGAAAAAGAAGTAACTGCTTGTACAGTAGGAGACAGAGCAATTGGTATTGTATCTGCTAATCCAGCTTACATGATGAATAGTGGTTTAGAAGGCGGAACTTACATTGCTTTGAAAGGTCGTGTTCCTTGTAAAGTTATTGGACAAGTTAAGAAAGGTCAACGTTTAGTTGCTGGTTTAAATGGTGCGGCACAAGCCGCTTACGGCGGCAACGCTGACGTATTTGCAATTGCTTTAGAAACTAGTGACGATGCAGGCGAAAAAATTATCGAAGCATTGGTACTATAAGGAATTAACATGCCAGGATTAGGAACAAAAATATTAGCATCGGATTTTAATACTATTCAAGCATTAGCCCAAACAGTATTAGGCGTTGGATCTGGTCAATACGGTTACGGCCAAGTAGTAACAAGTACCCAAGTGCGCAAAGGCGATCCATTCCGATTAACAGATTGGGTTAATTTAAGAAATGATTTATTAAAAATAGGTGCGCATCAAACAGGTGATGCATCAGAAGGTAATAATTTAATAATCCCAGGAAATTTAGATCCGCGAAATATTAGTTCTTTTCAAACTAAATCAGGTTCAGGCCCATATTTGGTAACATTTGGTTTTACAGCAACACCCGGTAATATTGTTCCATCAGTTGGCGCACCTTACAAAATTCAAGGGTGTGCAAATGCTAATTATAATGGAGTTTATCTTGCAACTGCTAGTACCGCAAGTACAATCACTCTAAGTTACAATAACGATCCAGGACAATATTCCAGTGCTAAACCTGTTAAAATTAGTAGTGTGTTAACAGATTATATACGATCACAATATTTAGGTTATGCGCAAGACAAATATGCTAAAGCACATAATCAAACAATTAGTATAACTGGTACTACTAATGCCAGTATTACAATGAGTAGCGCAAATGCGGCTATAATAATGCTAGGCGGAACTGTATCCGGACCTGGTATAGCCGCAAATACTACAGTTACAGCAGTTAGCCCTGGCGTGAGTTTGACATTGAGCAATTCTGCTACTACAACAGTATCCGGCGGAACATTTGTTGTATCGATTATCAGCGGAGTTAAGACAGTAGCCGCAAATCAACAAAGCCCAAATGAACCAATTACCAGCGTAGTAAGAACAACGCAGTGGAACGGTAATATTCAGACAGTTGCTACAATTAATTTCCCATCAGTTGACTCGGCTAGAGCATTTTTCAATAGCGGAAGTCAATTTGAAATTACGCCGACCTTAGCTGGATCGTTTGGTTCAATAGGCGAACAGTTAACAAAAGATCAAACGTGGCAAATAATGTTTCAGCAAGTTGGAACAATTTGTTTTAGAGCTAACGATTGTATACAAACTCCAACAGATTATAATACAAATCAAAGTCAGCATTATCCAATTGGATTTTTTGGACTAACTACTAATGATAGATTAGTTTTTACAAAAAATGCACCCGGCGGATCGTATGCTACTAACGTGTTGAACGTATTTGCTAGATTAGATGCAACAGGAACAGTTTTGATAATTACTGTTAGATTCCAAGATAATGCAACATTCACAAATACTACAATATACAATCCAGGTTATGGCCCGTACGGTGTTGACGAAAACGTTGACGGTATATTATCGGTTACTTTAACAGCAACTAGGGCTAGCGGAACCAATGTTTCTGTAACTATCCCTCCTGCTAACTTAACAGCAATAGCCTAAATAATTTCATCACTGGTCAAAAAGTGATAATTATATAAAAGACAGGAATAAACGTGGCAAGCACAACTACAACAGCGAGTTCAGTAACATCCGGCGGAGTATTAACAGTCGCATCAGTGGCTGGAATCACCACCAGACAAACTGTACAATTAACAGGTACTACTTTTGGTGGGCTTTTTGTAGCCCCAACTACTTACTATGTAATAGCTGTTGGTGCAAATACTATCACTTTAAGTTTAACATCGTATGGCACAGCAATATCTATTGCCGGAGGTAGCGGATCATTAACAGTTAAAACTGGTCCAGCAGTCGGGGCAGGCGTAGATAATATCGTAAGTGCAGATGTTACTGGCGATTATAATACTATTCAAGGTATATTAGCCAAAGTTTTAGGTCCTCCTACAGATGCTTCCCCCCGTTACGGTTATAATCAAACACTTACTAGTAGTCAAGTATCTGTTGGTAACCGAGTAACTCTCAATCAATGGACAAATTTACGTTCAGATATGATACGAGCACGTGGCCACCAAACTGGATCTGCTTCTGAATCTAATAATATAAGTTTGCCAACTGCGTTAAGTTTAATATCAGAACCTACCCGTTCAGAATTTCTTACCTACGCAAATTTAATTGACACGTATAGAGATACACTTGGTCCATCACAAAGCAGTTCTGATAATACTATTACAGCACAGCGAATAGACGATTGGAATGGAAATCTTACTAGTACATTAACCATAAATTTTGGAGATAATCCAACCATGCGAGCATTTTTTAATGCTGGTGGTTATATTAATTTTAGTGTTAATATGTCTGGAAATTTTAATTCATTTAGTTCAGTAAAAGACGGTACATGGGTTGAGATGTTTAGTAAAATGGGAACGATCACATTTGATCGTTCAGGTACAACATTAGCCCAAGGAAGTACTGGAACAACTACTAACATTGGATTTTTTAATTTAACTAATTCGTATCAAACAATTTTTACTAAACCAGCACCGTCGGGTAACTATTCTACCAATGCATTTGTAATTGTTGCTCAAGCAAACAGCGGCGTATTAACAATTCAATTACAATATAATGATACATCTGTAGGACTAGGTGGATCTTATATTGCAGGAGGCCCTACTGCGGGATTAGGTACAGGAAGTCAAACACAAACTATCCAAGGTGGAGCAACTCCAGGCGGCGTTGGTGATGAATATATAGATGGAATTATAACACAAACTGTAGTAATTTGGCGTCCCAGCGGTAGCTATGTTAGCATAGCATCGCCAACAGTTACCCTTACCGGAGATTTTCAAAATGCTTCAGGCGCGGTTTATGGTTTAAGTGCAAACAAGTATGCAGTAAACGAAGGTGATACTGTAACAGTTAAACTACAGACTCGAAATGTTGCCAACGGCACTCCTGTAACATATTATTGTAATGGCGCAATTAATTATACTGTAAACGGTGTTACAACTTCGCGTATTAGTGCTGGCGCTACAGATGGATTTTTTACGATCAATAACAATGAAGCACAAGTTGCTTTCACTATAGCCAACAACTTATATACTGATGGATTAACAACTTTTACAGTAAATCTTTATAACGGATTAGCAAATACTACAATCTACATTAACGATACTTCTACAACTCCGATTAATAATGCTTTCTATGGTTCAGTTGGTAATACTTCTTGGCTGGCCCCTGCAGGAGTTAGAACTGCCAATATCTTAATTGTTGGAGGCGGAGGCGGAGGTGGTAATTTTGGCGGTGGCGGCGGAGGTGGTGGCCAAGCTAGAATTCTTGTTACAAATATTGCTCCTGGAAATTCATATCCAATTTCAGTTGGGGGTGGTGGCGCAAACGGAACAAATGGTACTGCAAGTTACTTTAATGGTAACGCGGCTTCAGCCGGAAATCCTGGAAATTCAGGAACATCCACAGGCCATGGAGGCACACATACTGGTGGATCTGGCGGACAATCGGGTACTAGTCAATCAGGCGGCAGTGGCGGAGCTACCACAGGTACTACAATGACATTGGGCGGTGGCGGTGGCGGCGGCACTATTGGCGCAGGATCTAATGGGTCCACAACTACAGGCGGCCGGGGCGGCGCAGGCCTAGCATTTACATATTACGGTATTAATACCATTTATATAGCAGGCGGTGGCGGCGGAGGAGGTACTGTTGGTTCCGATCCTGCTAATCCAGGTTATTTAAGTCCTGGATATTTTGGCGCTGGAACCGGCGGAGGTATGGATACCGTTGGTCGAACTGCTCCTGGCTATGGCGGCGGTGGCGGCGGTGGTGGCGTTAGTTTAAATCCAAGTACTGCTCAGACAGCAAATACTTCGGGTCAAATTACTGCTTATTTAGGCGGTTTGAATGGCGGCGCAGGCGGGCAAGGTCTAGTATGGATTTTCTGGCCATAAAATAAAATCTTAAAGTCTTGACAAGATAACTATTAGAGTGTATTATAAACACTCAGCTGAGGTTATCATGGACGAAAGAATTGAAAAAGCATTTGAAGTGGCAAACTATATGGCCACTCTTTCAAATCAAAGACGAGTTATTCTTGAAGAATACAACCAAAAATTAGTATACTACATTGGCGGAGCCACATTTAGAGTAGACTATAACTTAATTAATTTTGCTAAAAATTTAATAGATCTCGGGAATACCGAAGATGTTGCATTTGTCGATGCAAATAACCAACCGGTAATTATTAAAGATGTTCAGGACTTTCTTGACAATCTGCTATCGGTTTATTTTGAAGCAGTCAACGAATATCAAACAAAATTTGCAGATATTAAGAAAAAGCGTAATGTAAAAGATCTAGTTGAGCTATGACAACAGGCGCTTTAATTTTTGCACAAAATACTATAGGTGTTGATTACGTTAAATTAGCTTTGTTTGCGGCTAAACAAATAAAAAAACACTTAAACATCTCTGTCAGTCTTGCAACTGATAGCAGTGCATGGTTACAATTTTATCCCGACCATACTGAAATTTTTGATAAAATAATTCCTATAGTTGGTAATACTACACAACAAAAAAAATTCTACGACGGGACGTTAGCTTATAAACTAACCGAATGGAAAAATTTAACTCGTAACCAAGCATACGATATTACACCGTATGATCGTACACTTGTAGTAGATAGTGATTATATTATCAATTCCAACACATTATTAAAAGCATTAAACAACGATTATAGTTTTCAAATTTATCGAAAAAGTTTTGATTTAGCTAGTTGGCGTGATGTTAGCCCGTTTAATCGTATCAATCAATACAGCGTACCGTTTTATTGGGGTACTGTTTTTATTTTTGAAAAAACAGCAAGCACTAGAAGTTTATTTGATTTGATTGAGTATATTAAACTTAATTGGGAATATTTTAGAATCATTTACAAAATTGATAGCGGCACATTTCGTAACGATTTTGCTTTTAGTATTGCTATTCATATTATGAATGGAATGACAGACGGCGACTTTGCACAAGAACTTCCGGGCTTAATGACCTATATATTAGATAGAGATATTATGGTCGATATGAAAGAAAACAAAATGCAATTCCTTGTGGAAAAAGCACATTACCCGGGCGAATATACTTTAGTAAGTACTAACGCAACAGACGTACACGTTATGAATAAACAAAGTTTAACACGATTTATCGACGGGGGTTACGGTGTCTAAAGGATATGTAGTACTAGCACAAAATACAGTAGATGTTGATTATGTCAAACAAGCCTATGCTTTGGCATTAAGTATTCATGCAACCCAATCTGAAACAGCTATCAGTATCATTACCAACGATAATGTACCAGAAGAATATCAAGAGGTCTTTGACCAAATTATTCCTATTCCATGGACGGACGAAAGTAGCTCTAGTCGATATGTAGCAGAACATCGCTGGAAAATTTATCACGTTACACCCTACGATGAAACTATTGTATTAGACACTGACATGATATTTTTGCAAGATATTAATAGCTGGTGGTGGTATTGTCAAGATCACGATTTATTATTTTGTACTAATGCACTTAACTATAAAGGCGACATTATTCAAAATAGTGTTTATAGGAAAACATTTATAGAAAATGATTTGCCTAGTCCTTATTTCGCATTACACTATTTTAAAAAATCAGAACGTGCTGAATATTTTTATAAAACATTAGAATTTGTAGTGAACAATTGGGCATGGTGTTACGGAAAATTAGCCAGCGAACATTATCAGAATTGGCTTAGTATGGATTTGTCAGCCGCTATTGCATTAGAATTATGCGGGTATAGTAACTCAGCAGATGTATGTAGTCCTTTAAAATTTGTACATATGAAATCAGGTGTACAAGGATGGCATCCAGTTCCAGCCAATTGGCGGCAAACTATTCCTTATTCTTTTACTAAAGAAGGAACCTTAACAGTTGGAAATATACGACAAAATTATCTGTTTCATTATGTAGAAAAAGATTTTATTGATATAGATGTAATAAACAAATTAAAAAGACTAGCAAATGGATGAAGACGAATTTTTAACCCCTGAACAAATAGAAGAAATTTTAAACACAAAATATGTGTTTGATTATTATGTCTATTTTGATAAAGATACTGGAAATATAATAGCAATATCAAATGAAGAGTTATTTTACGAGAATTTCGTGCAGGTGGATTTTAAAGAAATAGAAAGATTTTTTAATAACAAAGATAATTTTATTAATTTTAAAATTACTTTTGATCAGGACGGCGCTGTAAAATTTGTAAACAAAAATCAAAGCGAATTAAATTTCAAAAGTAATATAGTTGAAACTATACGATTAAATGAAAATGATAATATTCTTACAGTTGAGTGGTCAAAACAAGGCTGGACATTTATTATGAATGAAAAATTCTTACAGCACTCCAGGGCAAAAAGTTTAGGTGCAAAACTATTTTTTTATATAACAACAGATAATAATATAAATTTTTTAATACGACAAATTGAAATTCAATTAAGAACGTTAATTAATAACGGCTATGTATTCGTTCCGTTTACTAGCGAAAAAGAAAACAATATTGAAAATATATCAATGTTTACGTTGCCGTTTTTTGAAAGCTATGGGATGAAAATTAAACATGATTAAAGTAATTGACCAAGACATTATTTTTCTAAGTTATGATGAACCTAACGCGGAAAAAAATTACGCAGATTTGCTATCTAAAGCACCGTGGGCTAAACGTGTGCATGGAGTTAAAGGTAGTGATGCCGCACACAAGGCCTGCGCGGCTTTAAGCGAAACTGAATATTTTGTTACTGTAGATGCAGACAATATTGTTTATCCAAAATTTCTCGAAGTTGAAGTAGATATAGAAAAGTTAGGACTTACGCCCGATCATGTGTTTAGTTGGTGCGGACGAGTTCATGTTAACGGATTAGAGTATGGTAATGGCGGCTTAAAAATGTGGACTCGTAAGTTTGTTAACAATATGCGTACACATGAAAATTCAGATCCAGAAGATACTAAAGGACTTGTTGAGTTTTGTTTTGACGACAAATACTATCAATTTAACGATAACTACAGTACTAGTTACACTAATGCAAGTCCATTCCAAGCATGGCGAGCAGGTTTTCGTGAAGGTGTAAAAATGTCATTAGATCAAGGCGCCAAAGTAAAAGACTTGCGTAGTATATGGTGGCAAAATTATCATCGTTTATTAATTTGGTGTAATGTAGGTGCCGATGTTAAAAATGGTGAATGGTCAATTTACGGTGCTAGAGAAGGTGCATATCTTACTAACTGTACAGATTGGGATTATTCTAATGTGCGCGATTTTGAGTGGCTTACGAATGAATGGGAAACCAAATATAGTAACATTACTGATAAAATGCTACCATATGAAATTATTGGCCTAGGCGAAACACTTAAACACGAATGCAAATTAGAAGTAGGTAGTATGGACAATACTGCCAGTGAATTCTTCAAACGTGTATATGTTAATACTCCTAGAATTATTAAGAACCGTCAATAATGTACGATATTGTCTTTATCAGCTATAACGAGCTTAATGCGGAAGAAAACTACAATAGACTGTCATCTAGGTTTTCACCACCTACTTTGAAGCGAATAACCGGCGTTGCAGGCATACACAACGCACATATTGCGGCCGCAAAAAAGGCTATGACAAAAATGTTTTGGGTAGTCGATGGAGACGCACAAGTGCTAGAATCGTTTGATTTTAGCTATCAAGTACCCAATAATGAATTGGATTATGTACACGTTTGGCGCAGTCAAAATCCAATTAATGGGCTAGTGTACGGTAATGGCGGAGTCAAATTACTGCCTAAAAAATTAACAATGAACATGGATACTAGTCGTATAGATATGACTACAAGTATTAGCACATTGTTTAAACCTATGCCCGAAATTAGCAATATTACAGCATTTAATACTGATCCATTTAACACTTGGCGTAGTGCTTTTAGAGAATGTGCTAAGTTAGCCAGCAGTAGTATTGACAGACAAAACAATGAAGAAACACAGCACCGTCTTAACGTGTGGTGTACTATTGGTAATAATGAAAATGCTATAAAAGGCGCACTCGCTGGCAAAGCATACGGAGAAAAAAATGCCTCCAATAAGGAGGCATTGTTTAAGATAAATGACTTTACTTGGCTAAAAGATCATTGGCTAGAGGAAAAATCTCAGCTATAACTTTAGCGCAAGCAATGGCAACTTCCTGGTGCTCTTTCTGTGTGCCATTAGCACTACGCAATTCAATAAAATGAATCCAACTACGTAGTGTTCCATTCATATACAACCGACTTTCAATCATACCTTCTGGCAATACAGCTCGGGCTTGCTCTTTAGCAATTCCGTTTTGTATAGCAAAGTTGTATGCTTCGAGCGCGGCAAGTTTAACACGGATCTGTGCGTTCTCCCAATCCATTGCTAGTTTACGAGACTCTGGATTATCAAGAACAACTTCTATACTGTTTTGTCTATTTTTGGGATCCTGGAGTCGAGCCTCTCGCAATACAAAGTTAAGATCCTTTGTCGGGTCAGCATAACGCTGGCTAAACTCCTGGAAACTAAAACTTCTGTGTCTAAGGATTTGACGGGCAATGTCTCGAGTTGTTGTAATCTCGATGCAAGCTGAGACCATTTCAAGCGGGCTCCAATGCTGATGTTTAACGAGGTACTTGATAAGCTTCTCGCTAGTTTCTGTATTGAGTTGATTGCTTGGGTTTGATACTCGGGCACAATAGGCAATGAGTTCCTGGGCATCGCTGATGCCCATTCCTTCAAATTCTGCTGTGGGTTGGCTGTAACTAAGTAGTCTAACATTCATGTATTATAACTTCTTTCTTTTAAAAAATTGTTGAGTGCCTTTTTCAATATCTTTTTTAACTCTTAATGTATCAAGTTTAAAATCGACATTATCTATGTTGTCTTCGTAGTTCTTTACCAACTCACTTAATTGTGTTTCAAAGACAGTCCAACCTTCCTTGCGGGCTTCGGCAGATATTTTTACTTCCCAAGTCTTGCCATCTTTGAAATTAATTAGTACCGAATTGAGATATTT